CACACCACGCCGCCAGAGGAGATGTATTGCTCTGAAGGCTCCAAGAAGAGCCCCGCCGCCGTCTCCGGGTCCATTCCCTTCCTCACCGCCTGGGCGACCTCGAGCTTGCTCTGGGAGGTGAAGGCTCCCTCAGGAAGAGAGAGAACGTCCTTCAGCGTTAGCTTGCCCTTTCCCTCCAGCTGTGCCTTGAGATCTGCCATCCCTAGCTGGCTCACCAGGGGATAGGTGCTCCCAGCAGCCTCTACCGCTGCGCGATAGGGCTGGGCAGGCATAGAAGCGCTAGGCGATGCAGCGCCCTCAATCGGTCCGCGCGCGGGGGAGCCTGTTCTGGATTGGAGGTAGCGCTCTAGCTCTTCCTTCGACCCCTGCTGGTACTGCCTCCCAACCTCCTCCACACCCTTCCCAGCCTTCTCCAGCCCCTTTGATCCGAAGTAAGCGTTGACGAGGGAAGACACGCCCTGAAGGGGCGACACCAGGCTCTGCAGTGCACCCTTCCCCTGCACCGGCTCCACAGGCTGCATCCCCCGCGCGAGCATTGTCTGTGCGACCTGCTCTTCGTAGGAGAGCTTCTTGAGCTTCGCCGCGACCTCTGGAGGCAGCTGCGTAGCATTGTAAAAGGAGATTTGCTCAGCCATATATAGCGTCCACTAGAAGCTTCGTTTCCTTTTGCACTGCGCTGCGGATCATGCACAGGCGATCGAGCACCACACTCTTCTTCTCCGGAGGGAGGTTCTTTATCCTTTGCTGGTTCTCGTCAAGGTACGCGGTGCAGTCCCAGCAGTCGTGAGAAGACAGCTCTCCCTTCGCGTAGTAGGGAGGTAGGTCTGCGCTCTGTTGCCTGAGGTAGGCAAAAACATCCTTTGTAGACCAATGCTCAATCGGAAGCCAGTAGGTGATCCCATCATGCTGGAACCCATTGGTGATGAGAGTGTTCCTTCTCTTGTCTTGCGCACGCTGCCCCCTTATGATGTTAGAAACGCCAAGGCCAATAGTAGCATCTCTCATCGGGAGCCAGATGTTCGCACTGCAGCATCCGATATAGGGCTGAAGCCGGACGCTCTGCTTCATGCCAAGCTCCGGAGCAAAAGGGGCGCAGTTCACTGGGAGCAGATCCACAGGCCAGCCGCACTCCTTGACCTGCTGGGGCTGGTTCGATCGAACCTCTACGAAGTGCGGGAGACGGGCTTTCCACTGTTGCATCCATTCTATAGTCTCCGGGTAGGCAGCGCCTGTGTTGACCCACACAACGTAGATCTGGTCCCAGCGATGCTGGTTGAGGTAGAGGCAGGCAAGGGAGTCCTTGCCGCCGCTAAACTGGAGGGCTGTGTCTATCACATGAAGGCCAATGCGGTTATGCCAGCGGCTCCCAAACCGTAGAGCCCCTGCATCTGGGAGTTGTAGTTTCCGGCCTCCGCATTGTAGATGTCGTTGGCGGCGCCGGCCTGAGCTTGGGCAGCTCCGAACACGGGAGGTGGCGCCGCGTTGCCCATTCCGGCTCCCGCAAAGCTTGGCAGGGTCGGCGCGGCTCCGGTGCGCAGGGCGTTGAGTTCAGTAAGGGGCTGGGTGCGCTGGAGGAGCTGTTCCTGGATAGCCTGTTGGCGCTCCGTGAGGCCTCTTGCAATGGCATCATCTCGCGCAGCGCCATATGCCCTGTCGCGCGATGCGTAGAAGTTGCTCATGGCGTCGCCAAAGCCGGTGTTCTGGTTCTCTCGCACGCCTGTGGAGAATCCCTGGTTGGCGAGCCTTGCGCGCTCCAGGTTTTCGGCTTGGGCCCACTGAGGGTCGAGGTAGCGGGTGTGGCGCTGATAGAGAGCATCCTCCACCCTCTGCCTCGCAGCGTCGCTCGACACGTCGAAGGGCTGGGCGAGCGCGTTGCTCACGCGGGGCATCTGCTCGTTGGAGAGCCCTGCAAGGCCGATCCTCTGCTGCAAGTCCGCATCTACGAGCTGCTGAACCTCCGGAGAGAGCTCTACGCGGGAAGTGTAGCTGGGGATTGCTGTGCCAGGCGTTTGCACGGGCCGTCCATAAGCATCCGTGCCCCAGGTTGCAGGGAGCTGTGTCTGCCCTGTTTGCTCATAGCTTATGCGCCCATAGGGAGTCTCCTGGGTTGTTTGCCCCAAGACCTGGTTGGCGATGGCGGTTTGCAGGTTGGCGGTGCCCTGTTCGCGCGCAGCAGCGGCGTAGTCCGGGGGCTGGGGAGTAGAGGGCTTTCCCATGAGAGATCCTTATAGAACCAAAGCGTGGCCACGACGGGCGAAACGCTTCGCCAATCGAGCTGTGAACGCGTCCGAGATCCACCTGCAATTCTCCCGAAGCATCCCATAGATGATGAGGTCAGAGCCGTCCGGGAGCGCCCGACGCATGAGGCCCTCTTCGCAGAAGCCCAGGTGGAAGGCAAAGTCTTGGGAGAGGAGATTAGAGCTGCTCACGAAGCCCGTGACCCTTCCCAGCCCAAGGGCGCCGAAGGGGTAGTCGAAGGCGCTAAACAGAAACTCCGGCGTGAGCCAGTGCCTTCCCTCCCCCGCCACGCTCATGCAGATGTTTGGGGGGGAGAAGAAATTGTAGATCACCCCTGCACGCAGCCGGCCGCCGATCTCCAGGCCCAGCGTGGAGTATCCGCCCCAATCCACCAGCTCGCCTGGCTGGAGTCTCTCTGCCACGAACCGCGCAATGCGCTCCCTTTGATCTGTAAGGATCACAGAATCCCTCCCTTCGCAAAGGTGAAGTCCGTGGAAACCCACTGTACACTCACTGCATTCGTCGCGACGCGCAATAAGAAGGAAGCTGCGTAGCCCTCGTAGGCCTGGGGCGTCTGCCACCCGGCCTGGGTCTGGAGCCCAAAGCCCCACAGATCTACATCCCACTCTGCGTCGTCCCACAAAGCTCCTGGAGGCGCGGGGTAGGACAGAACGCTCAAGGGGGCTTGTTGAGAGAAGTCTATGGAGAGCCCGGCGCTGAACTCGATCCCCCCATCTGTGAGGAAGTGCGGGCGATACAAGCCCCACTGCTTGGCGTAGCCTCGATCGCTGAAGTAGTTGTAGGCTTGCTGCGCGCTGGCTACGATGTTGTTGCCGTAGTCAGAGGTGCCGCTCCAAGCCTTGGAGATCTTGGTCTCCTCGGCGAAGTAGATCTCCCCGTTATGTGAAGCGAAGGCTGAGGCATTCCACGAATCAAAGCTGCACCAGGCCTTCGTAATGGTGTTCATTACGAATTGCTGGGAGACTGTGAGGCTCTGTGGGATGTTGAAGATCAGGGCGTTCTGGAGAGGGTATTCAATGGCTTCCCAGCCCGCGATGGCTCGATAGGCCCGCGCGGCCTCGGTGAAGGCGTTGTCGATCTTGCTCGTGAGGGTGAAGCGGTCTTGGATCGCGGCGCTCTGGGCGGGAGTGAGGACCTTGGAGAGGGGCAGAACCCCGTACTCCGAGATCACCAGAACATCTCCGGCGTAGTCCTTGAGGCACTTCCAGCCAATGGGCTTCGCAATGGTATAGACCCCTACAAGGGACCATGCGTCGGCGTCGCCTGGATCGAGGCCACGGAAGACTAGGGCCTCCCCCTCGCTCGTCACAAAGACGGCAAAGTCATCTGGGCCAAGGCCACTGTCAAGGGTCCACGTAGCCATCGCCACCAAATACCCGCCCTTACGGCACAGGGGGCCGAGGGTGAATTCGCTGGCTGCGCCCCCCACAGCATCTACGGGGAGATACCAGAAGGAGAGGGAGTCCTTTACAATAAGGAACAGCCTCCGCTTGTACAGCCCTGCGGAGACGATGCTTGTGGTGGTGACGCCGGTGATGGCTGGGGTAGAGACTCCGTCGATGGAGATCCAGTTGGTTCCATTGAAATAGAGGGGCTTGTCTGTGCCATTGAACATCAACAGGAAGTGCCCGCCACTCACCCCCATCTGAAGCCAGTTCCAATAGCCTTCGGTGCAGGAAGCTACACTTGATCCCAGGCTCCCAGCGCTGGTCACGTTATACACACCGCTATCTGTTGCTGCGAACATGAGGTTCGCGTCAGTGGGCGGGTTATAGGTGGCGAGGGTTTTGGGCTTGGCGGAGAACCCCGTAACGTGGTCTGTGGCGCCTCCACGGATGGTGCAGTCACTCTCTCTTGGGAACCAATTGGTGAGCACCACAGCGTCTGTGGGGCGCATCGCGGCGAGGGGGTCGCGCGCGTTCCAGCCCCCTACAGGAGCGGGGACGTTGACGTTCCGGGCCTCCTGGCCTCGAGCTCTCTTAGCTACCGCTGAAGCTGGGGATCGCATTTACTGCATCCAACTTCCAATGGGGACGAAGATCCCTGGAACTGGGCGCCGCCCGGTGTTGTGGAGGTAGAGCCTTCCCTTGCCTCCACTCCTCCCCAGGGCATTGACAATAAGTCGCTCAGCAGTGTTGAAGTCCTCGGCATACGGGAGGTTTTTTTCCTTCTTCCAACGCCAATGTAGGTCCGCTTTAACGATGGCTTCGGGAAGGAGGATTTCATCTGCATCGTCCGAGAACTTGTTCTTGTAGGTTACTCCGTTAAGGAGGAAATTGTCGCTGACGTATTCGAAGGCCCACTCATGGCCTGCGGGAGGAGGAGGCTGGACCAGGAGATGGTTCTGGCGCACGCGGAAGCTATAGCGCGGACCCGTCACCACCAGCGCTTTGAGCTGTTGCCACTGCTGCTGGGTGAGCGGCCCGGTGAGGGGGATCTTATCTGTCCTATCCCAGAAGGTATCGGGGATGAAGTAACGGAACCCTCCCGGCGCTACCGTGGTGATCGCGCCCTGGTCCTCTTGGTTGAGCGTTGTCCACAGGGCTTCCCGAGTGAGGTCCTGCCACTGGCCTCGCTGAGAGAGATCCTCCAGCCCACTCTGCAAGATCTCCCGGATCTGCAGAACCTGCGCATCTACCGACCCCATCACTGTGGCAGGAACAGGAAGGCCCTTTAGCGTGGTGAAGGCCTGTACGAGCTGGAGGAGTGTTGCCATTTAAGCCACCGGTTCCTTCTTGAGCTCTTTCGCCAGCTGCTCCAGGCGCTCTTGGAGAGTTTTGACCTGGAACTTGAGCCCCTCATTCTCAGTTTTGAGGGAGGTGATCTCTTGGGTAACGGAGCCAAGGCTCTTGGAGGCTTTGAGCCACGCGATGGCCTTGTTCACAACGTCGTTAGCTCCCATCCCGATGCGCTTGCGGGACTCATCATTTGCTTGAGCTAGATCCTCCACAGTGAGGATGTTGCTGGAGATAATGTTGGCCTGCTGCGCAGGGGAGAGCACCGGCCAGCCCTTGATGGGCGTGCCCTGGAGGGGCATCTCCTCTCCCTTCTTCCAGTAGTCATAGCTCTCCTTGAAGTCTTGGAGCCATTTGCCGGGGAACCTCCCAGCCTTGACCTGCTCTTCCAGCTGGCGGAAATATTCCTCTACCTTGCGGAAGATCCTATCCTTCGATCCCACCGGCGTGACGATGGCGAAGTCCACGTCCTTGGTGCGGTAGCTGCCAGCCTTCTGCGTAGCCTCGCGATCTTCAACAGCAATCCTTTCCCACTTCACATATGGAGGGCGGTCTTCTCTCTGCTCTTGCATCAGATTGTCCTTTTCAAAAAGGGGCCAGGAGAGGCCTCGCTCCCCTACCTGGCCCAAGGCCCAACAGGAGGAGCCTTATTCCGTCGCGTCTACCCCTTGGGTGAAGGGGTGGTTGATGATGGCGCCGAGGTAGCCAGTCCACGTGCCGGTGGCAGTAACGCTTCCGGTCTCCGTGGCGTTCTTGTCGCCCACGGTGCCGATGGCGCTGCCCAGGTAGACAGTCAGACCGTCTGGGTCGAGCCGGGCGATCACGGAGTTGGAGGGAATGCCGGTGCCGCTGATGGCCATGCCCAGGAACCACCCGTCGTAGCCGCCCTTGGTCCGCACGGCGGCGCTACCGGCCTTGGTCTGGGTGTTGGTCTTGGCGAGGGTGGTGGTGGAGGGGTAGATGTTGCGCAGGCCCAGGAGCTGCTTGCCTGCGCTATTGGTACCCCCCTGGCCGGCGGCACCGATCCCTACAGCGGTATCCGCATTGACGCTCCCAGCTGCAGAGATCACCGCAAACCCCGCCAGCATCGCCCAGCCATACACCAGCGATGTGGACATGCTCGACATAAGCACTCCGAAGGGGCGCCCGAGGTTGGCGGTATTGGGGATGTCGCTGGCGACGTAGCCATTATCCCACTGGACCAGCGAGCCTCGCTCCATCGTCGAAGCGGCCTTCACATACATGAACTCCGCCCCGCCCCACCAAGGGTCCACTGCGCTCACGCGCATACCAAGAGGGTGGCGCTGGGTGGTGTCGGGGGTGAACCAGTCATTGAAGGGCTGGTTGCCCGCAAAGCCAAGAGCCGCAAACATCTACTACTCCTTTTGTCCGCCTGATCGGACCTTTGTGATCTCCCCCTTCACCAACCCAATCGAGTCAGGGAAGGGTTATGGGTGAAGGGGGAGAAGTTCCCGGTGAGTAGGTTGGCCTAATCCCCGGGATGTTACACCGTCCCGACGCCCTGCAGGCTGCGGTTGCTCACCACTGCATTCCCCATCCACAAGATCGGGGTGACGCTCCCATCCTGGTTCACGGGAGTGCGCTCGGTCATGATCTCCAGATCGGCGTCTTCATGCACAACGAGCTCGTGGTAGTCAGTGTTGAGCATGTAGAAGTGAGCTGCGGGGATGCCGCTCCCGCCATCGAAGATCACCTTGGCGCTCTTGTAGCGCAGGGTCTCGAACCCACCCTTCGCTTCATCGGCGTCCATGTAGCGCTTCTGCGAGACCTGGGAGGCTTCGTAGAAGGCGTACCAGTCATTGGACATCACGATCAGGTCGGGCTTGTCGTCGCCGCGAGTCAGCTCGAGCCACAGCGGGAGCATCATCCCATTCTCGATGGTGGTGGCGCTCACGGTGATGGCGCCCCCTCCTTGCAGGGGCGCCGCGGCGCTCTGGACCTTGTTCTGCCAGAAGGGCCATGCACCACTATCGATCCCCCCAACCGTCCCAGTTCCCGCATCCGCCACCGTTGCCTGCAGACCGTTGATCTGGTTGGAGAGGCTCCCGTCGCTGTACAGATCGTAGGAGAAGTTGTTCTTGAAGGTTCGGATGGCATTGGTCACCCGAGCCTTCGCAAGGTTGATAATCCGGCTCTCCCCACTGTTGATCCGCAGTTCCCGCCCACTCGCCACTACGTTGATCGCCACCTGGCGCCACTGGAACTCCGCTGCGCTGATCACCTCGCTCTGGGCGATGTTCAGCAGGTCCCAGTCGCTGTAGCGCTGATACGTGCCGTTGGCAGCATAGTCCAGCGGAATGGCGATGGTGAGCCCCCCGTCCACACTCCGATACCTTCCCTTGCGATATAGGGTCCTGTAGAGCGCGTTGTTCCGGGAGATGTTGTCCTTGATCTCCTTCCGATGCTTGCGAAACGTGGTCGAGACCAGTTCCGTGAAAACCGCATTAGGTGCAGCCACTTTCCTTCTCCTTTATCCTCGCGCCTGGACCTTCCGATAGGTCTCGCGCAAGGTTTGGTCGATTGATCCGAGGGGCTCTGAGCTCGACGTTTCCGTCGGCGCGCCCCTCACCCTAGTCCCCCGAGCCTTCTCAGCCTCTGCAGCCTCCTTCTCGGCTTTCTCGCGAAGGGCCTTCTCGCTCTCCTGTTGGAGCCGCGCCTGCTCCTTCGCCCTAGTTACCGGGTTGGCCCAGACAGCCTGCTCATACGCATCCTTCAAAGTGAGTGAAGGGTTCTGCAGCAGCAGCACGAGGTGGTCGGCTACTTCCTCTGCATACGGATGAGCTGGGTCGGAAAAGAATGCCTTTACTTCTGTCATCACGCTGTTGCGCTGTTGCTCCAGCTGCTGTTGTTGCTGTGAGGTGAGATGGCGCGTGAGGCCCTGGAGCTGCTGGCGCAGCTCAACGACCTCAGGGTTAGGGGCCGGGGCCTCGCCCACAGCTCCGGCCAGCTGCTTCACATCCACCCCATAATCCTTCGCGATTTTGAGAAACAACGCCCCGCGCTGCTCCGGCGTCCCGCGAGAGAGCATCTGGTGCGCGCCCATCAGGTATTGGATGGCCTGAGCTTCTGTCGCCCGCATGGCCTGGATGTCGGGGAGGAAGGGCTGGAGAGCTTGGCGCAGTTGGCGCCCATACTCGGCATCTCCCCGCACCTGCTCCACACCCTCTCCCATCTGCTTCTCGCGAAGCTCGATGTAGTCTTGGATCCTCGGGTCGAGCTTCCCCCATGCCTCATGGTGTTCCTTGGCCCATGAGCGGGGCGCGCTCCGGGGGGCTAGTGGAGCATTAGGATCGAGGGGCTTTGCAGGCTCTCCCTCTCCGGGCTCCTTCGCGGAAGCTTTGGGCTCCTCCTTTACCCCCGCACCTTCCCCTTCCTCTTCTGGAGCATCCAGCTCCAGCTTTCCAACCATCTCATCCATCGAGGCGCCGATGGAAGCCTCCAAACTCAGTTCTGTCGAGGTTTCTTCAGCCATGTGTGGGCTCCTTTCTAACGATCTCAGCGGTTATCCCGCCCTCTAGTTCTCCTGCTAATCTCTCTCGTTTGCGAGCAGGCATTCTAACAATCTCTCGATCAATGGTTTCGGAGACGCGCTGGAAGAGCTCGCGCTCCTCTCGCTCCTTTCGCCTCTCTCCTTCTTCTCGAAACCCAGGCTCCCACTCCACGCACCCATTCCGGCGCAGATCTTCTCTCCGCTGCGCCCGCGAGCCCACCCATCTGCCATCAATTGGAGAAGTGTAGCCCTGGATATCGGCAGAGACGAAAACTGGGCATATACGGCGTCGCGCGAGGGCTCCGCACTCACAATGTTGGGGAAGGGAGAAATCGCTAAGCTTGACATAGCGGTCAAAGACATGCCCCTCTCCGCACTCGAAGCTATACAGAGGCATTCTCGGGCTCCTCTTTCTGCGGCATCGAGGCCTGGAGAGCCATTTGCCGCTCTTGCAAAGCAGCTTTCTGTTGGGCCTCGTTAAGCTTGATCCTCGACATAATAGAGGCGAATTGGGCCTTCCCACGCAGCGTCGCTAGCTGGAGCTGGTGATCTTCCTTCTTCATCACCATGTCCATCTCTTTTAGCTGCTTGTCATGCTCGAAGTCGGCTTGGGCCTGCTTGAGCTGGACCTCTGCGAGGGCCTTCTTCCCGTCATCTTGCTGCTGCGGTGCCTGCATGGCCTTGATCTGATCTTCCACATCCGCGCCGAAGCGATACCGACGCACGATGGTGAGGAGCATAGCCTTAGCTGCTTCGATGCTCATTGCCCCCGTCTGCACCAGCGGAGCCACTCCATTAAGGAACTGGCTCATCGCATTCATCACCTCGGCCAGATCCTTCTTATCCTCCGTCGCCTCAACATCAATGGTGCTGTTGGTCTCGATGTCGATCTTGTATTGGCGCTGCATATCGTCGCGCAGCACACCGAGAATCTCCTCCCACGAGGGCAGCATGAGCTGTTGCTGCATTTCCGGAGGCAGCTGTTGGCCCTGCATCTGTGTCAGCTGCGCGATCCGCTGGGCCTGTTGCTTCTGCTCCATCGTCGGAAACATCAGCCCCGTCATGCGCACGAGGGTCTGGGGAGAGAATTTCTTCGCGATGATTTCCAGAGCGATGCGCAAGAGGCCCCGAGCATATTGTTGCACCTCCCGCTGCATCCGCTTGAGCCGCAGCGTGCCCCACTGCGTTTTGATCTCCTGGGCGCGGGCGGTTTCGCTAGCCTGCGAGGAGCCCCGCAAGATATCTGCGATCCCCGTGATCTCATAAATTGTCTGCTTGCACTGGTTCCTCGCAACAATCAGCTGCGCCAGCACAGTGACCAGCTTATCAATGGGCACGAGCCACAGAGAATCCTCTATGCTCCGGTCCATCAGCTTGGCTGTATCGTCCGAGGGGATTAGCTTGTTGTCCTGGTCGTCGTCGTCGAGGACCTCTTTCAGCTCTCCCAATGTAGAGTCATAAACCCCCCGCACCTTGAGCGCAGCGGTAACGTTCTTGATCCGCTGGGTGAGGGTAGAGAGCTCTTGAGCTTGGTTCTGGTAGTAGCTATAGAGCGTCGTGGGGAGGAGGTTGTTGCTCTTGTAAACGAAGCGCAGGGGCTCCTCGCAAGGAAAGAACCCCGTGAGTTCGAGGGGATCGTCATCGACCTTGAGCTCTCCGTCCTTACAGGTCTCCCCAACAAACCGAACCTTCTTCCCCCCGCGCTTGTCCCAGATCTCCCACACCCGAGCAGTCTTGATGTCCTCCTCAGTCTTGTCTCCCTCTTCAACGGGCTCCTTCTCGCCCTTATCGTTGGTATCGTGTTTCGCGGGGGCGGTGTATTGGAGCTTTGCGGCCTTTGCGCCGAAGAGCTCCTCTGCCTCGTCCTGAGTCATGTCGTGGAGGAAGGCGACCCAGGGCACATCGCACCACTTGCGCGCAAAGCCGAAGCAATAGCGATTGAACTTCACGCTCTCAAAGCACACCCACTCATCGCTCTTCACCCGCGCGCCGGCAGCACCCACTACCTTGGCATCGTAGCGCACCCGCGTCAGGGCGCGGGAAGGTACAAGCGCATCAATCACTGCGTCTTGCATCGCGCCGTCAAAGGTTTCATACTCGGTGCTGTTGGTGTCGACTTCGAATTCCAAGGCCCGCTGGCCCACTACGGCAGCGGCCTTCCCGAGGGGATTCTCGTCCTTGTAGCGCCGCTCTACGCGGGGGCGGGGCTGAGCACTATACAGTGCGGGGAGCAGAGTCTCTACGTTAGAGTAGAGAATGTTGAAGGGCGTTTGGGCTTTCCTCTCCCCGTTATAGATCTCCAGTGCCTCCACCGCATCTCCACGCCAATTCTTCTCCCTCCGCAGCGCATCGGCGATCTGTTGGAGCCACTTCTCTACGCTCTTGGCCATTCGTTAGTTTCCGTAGAGCCAGGGGATTTTGGGCTTCAGCCCACCAACGCCGCCGTCGCCAAGGCGCTTGCGGATGTGGCGGGAGGTGTCTAGCTCTCCGGCCGCCTCCAGAATGCGCGACTTTCGCGCAGCCATAGTGCCTGCCGTATCAACCTCCTCCGTAGGCAAGATGTCCTTTTCCTTGGAGCTGCCAAAGTCCAGAGAGGCACTTGTCTCTACAACCTGTCCCAAGCTTATAACAAGCGGAACGTTGTGGACAATGGTGCGGGCCAGGTTGGTTTCTTGGGCAGTTCCAATAGCAACCGTTTGGGGAGCAGGAGGAGCTAGATAGGCCCTAAAGTCCAGCACTCCCGTAGACTCATCTTCCCCACCGTCGAAGACAAAGATAGCTGGGTTGCCGGTGAGGATACGGGCCTCGTCGGTGTCTTCGTAAGTCCCGATAACCTCCCCGTCAACCACGGCGGAGAGGAAGACAGAGGAGCTGCCGGAGCAACTTAGCTGGATATCTACAGTAGCACCGCCAGCGATGGACTTAGAGAAAGTCGCAAGATTGGTCGGCGTGGCGTTGTTGTAGCGGCGGAGCTGGAATTCGGTAGCGCTCAACCTAGTGAGCAGGTAGCCGTCGAAGAATCCGCCCCCCGGACCACTCAACCGACAAACCGGCCCTCCACCATCTACGCCATCTCCAGCGACAAGGGCCGTAACGCGCGAGATATGGTTGGGGCCATAAATCCACACAGCATCCGTGAGGCGAGCAACCGACAACACCCCAGGAGAAACTTCTGTCACTCGCTCTACCAGAGAGGAGTAGATCAGCATCCCCGCATAGGGGCTCCAGTCTGGCCAGGACGCGCTGCCCAGGACCTCCCCATTCCCAGTCGCCCCAGCGAAGGGCTCATAGTAGAGGGATGTGGTTAGGGGCTGGGCTATGTTTAGCTCACTAGCCTGGCCTATAGCAATCACCCCACCATCTACCAGGATGGCGGTGATAGTTTGGGCACTTCCAGTCTCGGCGGATTGCGTGAGTGTTAAGAGCTTCTTCCGGCCCACAGATTGAGCCAGATCTGTCTCCGTGGCTTGGCCAATCTCAACAACCTGCTCGGACTCGTCGGCTAGAATCTCCAGTGCCGCGCCAAGCGTACTAAATACCGCCGTGTTCTGATCGTTGATATCGGTCCAGGCAACGCTGTCGCTAGTGCTGCCTGTGCGCTCCTGTGTCTCCAAGCAACTGAATCCCACGGCACCGGAAGCATTGTCGTAGATCTCTGTCCAACCATCCCCGGGTGTGGCCGTTACATCGCTCGCGGCATCGGGCTGGAACGAGCGCGAGGCAATCACCACAGAGCTGGTCGAGGGCGCGCCGGACAGTGTCAACGCGCCTGTCGGATCACTCAAAGCACTGCCGGTAATCAATGCTCCAGTCGGGGTGCCTGTGTCGTAGCCCGTGTAGCTGAAGATCTGGAACGCGGTCTTTCTGCCATCTGCACCATCACAATCCAGCGTATTGGCGTGCGTGACAGTCATTGACCCGCCAGTTGTTACTGGTGCGGTCCATATCTCCAGACAATGGCTGTAGCTGAATCCCAGGGCCCCTGAGTCGATAGAGACTCGCTTGGTCCAGGTCAGTGACCCTCCACTCACGCTGCTGTTTGCAGTCGCCACGTTCCCTGCGCTGCTGTGGCACATCGGGTTTATCACTGCGACCAGCAAGGAGTTGTCCGGCGGCGTGAACGACGCAGAGACAGCATTTCCGGTCCCCGTAGTGGAGACCTTGCTGTTGATGTGGTCGGTGCGGGACAGCACAGCTACATGACTATGTGGAAGTTGGTCGGCTTGCTGGGCACGGAGAGCACGGGTTGGTAGCAAGTCGCCCGGTCGAAGTTCAGCACGCCACTCGTTTGGGAGGTGTTCTCGAAGCACAACCGTGCTGGGATCTTGTAGGCATGGCCGCCGAGCCCGGCCTCGCCACCACTGCCTTCGCTGATGTTGCCGCCAGTTACATCAGGGCCAATCGGCGGCCAGGCGGGCGTGCCCCAGGGCGTCTGCCACCAAGAGGTAGGCTGTGCGGCTAGGTAGAACGATGCGGGGAGAGTCTGGCTACTCGGGACGGCGTTGCCATAGGGGCTGATGCCGCTGGGCACCTCGCTCGATTCCCAGCGCACCGTGCCACTGACCGTATCATAGTTGCCCCAGCGCATAGCGCCGGTTACTACAAGGTTATCAGAGCTTACTGCAGTGCTGGTGCAGGCAGACTCGTAGCCGCCAAAGCCTAGGGTGTAGATGCTAGTGTGGCAGTTAGAGGTCGAGCCCCCTGTCGAGACTGTCTGGTAAGCGTTGTGATAACCAGCCCTCCCCAACACATTCCCGATGATGTTGGAGTAGCGGCTGTGGGCGTTAATGTTGAGGGGGATGGTCTGGAGGCTCTCCACACCAAAGTCCGTTTGCGTGTCGTCCGATCCGCGCGAGCGGTTGCGGAAGAACGTGGACAAGGCGTGCGAGCCGTGGATCGCGTCCTGAGTCATGCTCCATGTGTCGTTTCCTTCATAGAGCGTCGCGAGAATCCCAGCATTGTGCTCCATAGTGCCTGGAAAGAGCCAGAAATCGAAATCCTCGTCCTGCGTCTGGTCTACAACGAAGTTATAGGCAATCACAGAGCCGGTGCCGGCGCCCAAGAGCACCGCCGCCACTCCATTGTGGAAGATGTTGTTTTCGGCCAGCACACTGCCGGAGATCCAAGACTCCAGCCCGTAGTTGAGGTTTGTCCCAATACCGCCCTTGATGTAGCTGTCACGCAGGGTAAAACGGGAGGAGTACTGTAGCTCCACGGCGGCGCGCGCGTTGGTAGACTTCAACACTGACACGCCCCTCAGCCAGCAGTTGTGGCAGCTCTGGGTCAGCACGGGGAAGGACGACCCAATAGACCGGCCGTCGATGGTGCAGTCCTCCACGCCAACGTTGGATGTTGGGCTGTTGGTCCACCACACCTGTGGCGTCTTGCTAGAAGTCCAGTTGTCCAGCATCAGCCCAGGGGTAACAGTGATCGTGGTGCCGTTGATCGCTGTGATGCGCGCGTATTGCGTCTGAGCGTTGTCGCCCTGGCCGCTGCCGCAGCTATCGCTGTCGCACCGTCCCCCACCACCCGAGGCTCCTTCTCCGGAGCACGTCGAGCCAGAGAAGCCACACACGTAGATGCCGCTCGCGGGGCGGGAGGTATCGTCGTCCTGGTCGAGGATGAGGTAGCGGCCTACGGCCATGCCGGAGTTGCTGCCGACCAGAATGTTAGTGCCGCCCTGGACATAGGTGCCGCTAGAAGGCGTCCCGCTGGTGGAAGAGCCCAAGAATGTGGTGAGGTTCTGCCACGCGCCGCTCCACAAGCTGGAGGTTCCCATACACACAGAAGTCTGGGTAGCAGAGGCACCACAAGAGCCAGAGGAGGAGAAGACTAGCTTGGTTGCAGCCGCCCCGGCCGGGCACCGCAAGATCACGTTGCTGCGGCCGAAGGTTAGGCGCCCCAGACCTGTGTGCGTGCCGGCGGGGATGTTCACTACTGTTTGGCTGGGGGCTCCAGAGATCGCATTGTTGATGGAGCTTGTGGTAACTGTGCCCCCTGCGAGCGTGTTGCACGCGGTGTTGGTGCAATCCGCCCAACCACTGGGCACCCCACCCTCCACACCAGCCGTGGTCCAGTCCACAGCCCGAGAAGGGTCAATGATCCCAGCCCAAGGCTGTGCGACAGCCAGAGATGGTAGAAGGATCAGTGCTGCGAGGACTAGGCGTTTCATTCAGGCTCCACTTTCTGTTGGTGTGCAGCAATCTCGGCGTCTGTCATCAAGCGCCACTTACCCTCTCGACGCACATACCAGGGCCCCGAGGGATGCTGGATCACTGCGCCCTCAGGGTAGTATGTGGTGGGCTGGCCGGGAGTCCAAGGAGTGTTCATGTTGCCGTTAGCTCGTCAGAGAAAACGCTCTCCCCCGCAGCATTCTCCGCTGTGAGGGCTAGATAGAGAGGACGCCCCATGCCGGCGAGGGTAAAGTTGTAACTCGTAACATTCCCTGCCGCGATAGGAGATTCCGCTCCGTTGTAAGTGCCGGGCGCGTCACCAAAGTAGATGTTGTAGTTCGTGACGCTCTCTCCCTCTGGGCTGGCGTCCCAGGCCAACGAAATCCCCCCACCAATCCGGCCTAGGGTAAAGGCTAAGCTAGCCTCTACCACGCGCCCAAACTGGACGTTCTTCTCAACAACCCCACCGCGCGCAGAAAAGAAACCCACCCACGCCTCCCCCGCGCGCCCTAGGAGGCCCTAAAAAAACCCCCCGCAGGAACGTCGGCGGTGAGGTCGCTGCCGTCGGGGGTGACTTCAAAATCGTGGAGGGTCATGGGGATGATGTTGGTGTCGGTGCCAGCTGTGGTGTCGCTGTCGAATGCGAAGATCAGGTCGGTCCAGGCGGTGCCGGCTTCTACGGAAGTCCAAGTCTGATCAGCCACGATCACATCGACGCGGTCGTTGCTGTCATCGACGGTGATGGTAATAGTGCCTGCAGCCAGAACCTTTCTGGCGTAGCCGGTGTTTGTGACCTCCGCAGCTCCGCCGCTCCCAGGGAGGCACGCAGTGAGAGTGTCGAAGTCAGCGAAGGCGCCATCCGTCGTGGTGCCTGCGTTGATAGCGATGATGACGAAGGCGCAATCCGTTGGATCGTTGTTCTCCACGCGCCGAGCCAGCTCAGCAACGCGCCCTTTGGCGATGTTAAAAACCAGATCTGCCATTTCAAGCCTCCAAAGTAGACTCAAACCACCGCATACGGCGGTAGCCAGAGGGGTTTTGTGGATCGGGGGAGGGAGCCTTCTGCTGCGCAACGTGCTTGATAGCTGCAGTTTTGTCAGGAAGACGCTCTCCGGTGTAGCAGGAATAGAGCCCCGGAGGGTTGGTGATGCGGTAGGCGCAAGGGCGATCGGCTAGAAACACCAGAAGCTCCCCTGCGCGGGGATTTGTCGGGGAGGTGTAGGTCTCCCCCGCCACGTTTCGTACCTTCAACCAGCCCTCTTTCTGCGCTCGTTCCAGGAACTCTGGCATCCACAGGTGCTGGGGAGGCATGAAGGGGAGGAGGATCTTGACGTGCTTGAGGATCAGAGAGCCGTCGGGGTTCCTTTTGAACTCCCCTGCCTCGTCCCGCTCGTGAATGATCTTGAATAGCATAGGGGCTCCTATGAAAGGCCAACGATGCTGTCAGCATCCGTGCCGGTAGCCAAAACACGCTTCACGCGGATGGGGAGGATGGAGCCGGCGGGAACAGCAACGAAGATCACGCTCTCGCCACTCTCCGTTATCACAGCCACATCGCCAACCTCGCCAACGTAAAGGGCGTTGTAGGTTTGATCCACATCATCGTCGGGCACAACAGCAACGGCTCCGCCCAGTGTGGTTTGGTGGATCATTCCGAGGCTCCTTCGAACAAGAGGGAAGTCTCGCTTACCAAGCCGCCCGTGGTCTTGTCGAGGATCCTGGCATGCATCTCTACCCGCTCCAAGAGCGGATCGAATTGCACGCTCTGGGAGACTTCCCGCAGATTGGAGGGCTTCTCGATGAAGGTGAGGATGTTGGAGGGCTCACTCTCGCCGATGCTGTCGTAGGCCTTCACTATGCAGTGCACCCGGCCAGTGTAGGTTACGGTGGCCTGTTTGACGGTGGGGCCTGTTTGGAAGGTCGGGGTGGAGGGCCATGGGCCTGGGGTAGGGGCGCAGTAGCCCTTGAAACCGCTAAACCCTGTGGTTTGGCTGTAGTCCCACTGCACGGCAGTCTGGGCAGCCTCTGCGCAGGGGGCGAGCAGGACGAGCCCAGCAAGGAACAGAAGGGCGCGGGGGAAAAAGGTTGAGCTGGTCATACTCTGGCTCCTTGTTGGCGCATGCGTTTCATCTTGCGAAGGTGCTCCGCGACCATATGGCCCATGGTGCCGGGAGGAGGCTTGTCTCCGAGCATTGGGTCCTGGTCTTGGCGCTTAAGGTGGGGGCGGGACATCACAGCGTAGCGGGTTTCATCGCCAGCGTGGTCCTCACTATCCGTATCGATGTCTTCGAGATTGGTCTCGTCGTGCGGGAGGGCGGGGAGGGTGCGGATCGTGTCTTCGCAGTTTTCGGTGAAGTAGAGCAAGGGGACGCCCGCGTCTCCAGTGAGATACTTGCGGAGCTGGTCCCATCCCGCGATGCGCCTGTTGTCGCCGGGGATGAAGTGGACCTTCTTCCGCGCCATGCGCTCCGCGATGCTCGGGCCGCCATCCCTTCGAAAGGCTGCAGGGTCGGCCACGCCATAGCGCACCTTCGATCCCATGAAGCCCCAATCCCCTGTGCTCTTCTCCCGCTCCATGATCCCCAGGGCGACGCTCTCCGCGTCGAGCTTGAGCCCTACGTTGGCCTGGCCATTGGTGCCATACCATTCGTTATACTTGAGGAGCGCGCCTCGGGGCAATCCCCACGACCCGTCGCTCAGCGCGTACCAGCCGACGCAGAAGGGCTTGGCTGAGCCCCAATCAAAGCTCCGAAACCTCATAGCATCCGGGGGGATCTGGGCGATCCACTCTACAGGCAGCACATGCAGGGCACTCGAAAAGCAATCAAAAAAGGCTCCGAGGACGATGTCCCAATCCCCTTCGAGCCAGGCCTTAACCAGCATTGCACTCCCCTGTTGCTGCAACCGCGCAACATAGAGAGGATCGTTTAGCAAGAGCTTCGGGTTGTCGCTGAGCCGGGAAGGGATGAAAACTCTCTCAAGCTCGACCTCTTCACCAGTGAATGGGTTCTTGAAACGCTCTCGAAGAACCTTATAGCCCGTTTTGCACGGGGCGATATACCTTGCCTTGACCCACGAGTGTCCGGGACCACCAGGATTGCAGGTGAGTACCATGCGGACCTTAGCGCCCTGAGCACTACGGAGCGTAGCTCGGATCTTGTCAATTGGAGTGGAGGAAGGGAAGTTAGTCGCCTCTTCAACTCCTGCCCAGGTATACGAGTGGCCCTGATATTCGTCAGCATCGCTGTCGCGTTCGAGGTAGCGGAACTTCTGCCGCGCGCCGTCAGGGAACTCCCACTCCCCCTTCTGCTCGCGGAACTTCGCCCCCAGAAACGGATAGATCTGTTTGGTGCGGGCGATCACTTCCTCCAGCTGCTTCGTGGTGCGGCGGAAGAAGATCCCGTTTGCGGCGCTCTTGTAGGTGCCCCAGTGCTCCAGCCAGTCTCCGATGGCGCCCTCCGTTTTCCCTCCGCCTCTGGCGCCACCATAGCAAACCTCGAACACCGGGCAGGTGATGAGGTCGGTCTGGGGGCCGGGCTGGGGAGCCCAGACAACACTAGGGGCGCTCATGCTAGATCCCCGGAATCCCCTGCCCCATCTGTCTGCGCAGGAGCTGCTCGAAGAGCCTCTCATGCGCCGTGCGCTGTTGCTGCATTAGCTGGGACTCGAGATCTGCGTGGGGCAGCACGCCAAGGTCGAGGGGGGGTTGCTGGCGGTAGGTATCGGTGATGGGCTCGCTCTGAGGGCCGCCGGTGTCTTGCCAAGACTCCATAGGCCCTACGCCTATAGAGAAGTCGTTTTGGCGTGGCAGGGAGCCCATTGACTCCGCCTCTAAACCGCCCATGAGGCCCTGGGGCGGGAGGGCCATTCCAGGATCCAAGGGCGGTGGGTTGAAGGGCTGGATCTGGGGCTGTTGCGCTGCTAGCTGCGATGCCTCTCGCCCCCCTTCGTAGAGCAGCCCTCCAGGCTGGAGAGAGCCCTCGTTTAGCATCCCCGCGCCTGGGATCCCCACATCCCTATTTACCACGGGGGCTGGAGACTGTGCTCCAAAGTCTTGCTGCATCACCGGCGCGCTCATTCCTGTGGACACTCCCGCTATAGGCCTTTGGGGAAGGGCTGGGTTGATCCCCCCCGCTCGGCCCATTGGGGCGCCTCTTGATTGCGTTCCGCTATCGCCTCGCGCCATGAGGAACGTGGTGAGGAATTGCTGGAGATTCATCTACCAATTCCTCCAAACGTACTCTTCTGGCCGGGCGATGTACACGGTGTTGGGCTGGTCGATAATGGGGGCGACGCGCCCGAGGCCCTTTTGGCGCAGAGCAGCCTTAAAGGCCTTCATCTCGGGGTGGGAGAGTCTCTCAGGGGTGTAGTGAGTATAACGGGGATCGGCTGCCAGGTCCACCACATTCTGGATCTCGATGGAGGGCATTTCAAGTTTGTAGAGCGCGTCTGCAATGTCGTCGGTGCTGGCATAGCGCACAATGCCCATTTCGCGGAGGAACTTTTGCAGCTCTCCGCGCGGGAGGACGTCTGTGGGGATGGCATTCCAGTGCTCACCCAGGGCATCTATCGTGAGCTCGGGAGGCTTGATCCCGCCGCTCACAACGCTGGAGTGGGGACTCCCTGGGCCAGGAGTGTAGGTCAGGGCCACGAGGGGGTTGTCGCTGGAGAAGACCATCCGGGCGCGAGGAGAGTAGGACTCTGGCGGTTGTGCAGGATTAATCTTCCTTGTGCCTCGAAACACTGGCTTGAGCCCCGGGGGCAATTCCCCAGGCAACAGCTTGCGGAAGTTGGAGAGCGCGGCGCCCGCGGCGCCCGCAGCTTTCCCCTCCGGCATCAGCGGAGTGAGCATCAGGGCGTCTGCGACCTGTTGGATCCTGCGCTCCTGGAGCTCAGGCAGGAGGTTCCCGATGCCGCTGATGGGCTTGTCCTTGAAGGGGCTGTTTCCGTAGCTCCACTCCTCCACTTCCTCCGGCGCCCTTCCGAGGAGCAGTTGGCCGAGGGGCACCACGCCGGGGTAGCCGGCCCTTCCCCCCACGAGGCTGTTGAGCCAGCTCCGAGTGCCCATCAATGCGTCTGCGACGCGCCCTAGAAGGGGATTTTGGGGTGAAGCTGTGACTTGGGGCACGGAGGGTTGCGCTTTATTGATTGCGTTCCGCTATCCCTCTTGCAGCTTCGCCAGAATGGCGGCTGCTTGGGTCTCAGCGTCGTCCCCGGCGGTGGTCTGGACCCACCTCGCGCGGGAGCCTACTCCAATCCCTCCCACAACATACCATTCCTGTACAGTTCCGATCATGAGGCTCTGGGTGATCTTGGCCGTGCGCTCGCCGGGGTCGAGTTCGGCTTGGCATGCAGCTGCGGTGATGGCCACTTCTATGCTCCTTGGGGCACAACTTCGCCCTCAACAGTGTGCATTTCTCGCTCCCACTCTCCAGAAGAGAGAGCCTTTTGCGGCACATGCACAATATACTGCCGCTCGACGTTCTGGACCTGCGGGCGGGCGCCGTAGCCGAGGGCCTTGGTGCTAGCCTTGAAGGCCTCCAGCGCCACGTCCGCGCTCACTCCGGGCTGCTCGAGCTTCTCCTGCAGCACGCCCAGGCTCTGGATCACCAGCGCCTTCATCCGCTCCTCGACGCTCCGGCGGATGAAGGGATCTACGAGCTCCTCTTTCCTCTGCGCCATGCGCTCTTGGAAGGCCTCGCTAGCAAACACGGTCGAGACCCAGGAGGGGGTGTAGCCGAAGTGCGCTGCGATCTGGTTCTGCGAGATCTCGGGCCGCGCAATCACCAGATCGATCATGGCGTCGTGAGTATACCTCACTTTCGCGATTTGGGGCCTTTTCTCGCTGTAGAGCTCTGTTGAAAGGGCTTGCATGGGGCGCATTGTCGCCCAGAACACGCGCTATTGCAACACAGAAAACACTAGCACGTGGGGGCTTTTTTGGCCCGCGTGGGATGGAACTGGGGAAAGGGGCGCTCGAAGGGGCTTGCCCCCTACCCGGGGTTTATACCAACCTAATTCCCGGGGAGTAAAACTAAGGCCCCGCATGGACGCTGGTACAGCAATTTCCGTGCCTGGTCTTCACACACCCGCCTCCGATCTTCATACCCCCGGGGCCTGCAGCTGAGAATGAGAATCATTTGTGTTAAGAGAATGATTCGCATTAGTGTTAGTGCCTTGATTCGCATTAGCGGCGCTAGCAACTAGCGTGCCTGGGCGAGCGTGAATATTCACACAGCTAGGGGGTTGACACGCGCGAGCGCAGCCATTAGAATGGACACATCACGGTAGGGAATGGAATACGGCACCTTCCGGATCACGCCTAACCTAAACCTGGCGCGGGATCTTTAACAATGTGGCGCACGACGCGGCTCTAGCCTAGAGGGGCACACACAACCTTCGGAGGATAGAGCAATGAAACAGCAACGACCGGTAACAGAGGACGATTTTGCCCCGCGCATCAACGTGAACCTAGCGGGGCTGCAATACGAAATACGCGACGATAACCTGGCCATCCTGGCGCCAGCACACATCCCGAGTAAGGTGTTTGGGGACAGACTGGAGTTGTTTATGGGAGAGCTGGGCTGGAACACGATGCAACGCGAGGCGGTAACGGAAAAACTGTTCATCCTGCTCCAGAGAGAGATTTTCCTGGAGATGATCGGGCAGAGAGTATCGTAACAGATTTTTGCCCCTCTAGGCTAGAGCTGCAGCGTGCGCTATGCAAAACGGAGGCAACAAATGGCACGAGCAAAAAAGAAAGTCAACAGCATCGTTCTCAGCGGCTGGAATGCCGAGGGTACGCAGATGTGGTTCCAGGTGAGCGGGCACAAACGCGAGACCTTCAACAGGCTGAAAGCGCATGAGAAATGCAACATCTACGCGATGCTGGAGGGGTGGACCGATCGATTAGTGGATGCGGCTGCCGTGGGCAAAGCGGATAAGGACGGCAATCTCATTCCCGATAAACTGCGGTTCCAACTGATGCACCAGCGGATGGTTGCGTTGCGCGACCACTACGAAACGGGCACGGATCAGTGGAACCTGCGTCAGCGCACCGTGAGCACACCCGACATGCGGGATGAGTGGACACGGCAGGCTATTGGGGAGGCATACAAATGGGATAGCGAGACTGTGGAGAAAAAGCTCGCGGCCCAGAGCACCAAACGCAATGTCCCCCTCAAAACTCTTCTGGAATCCTACCGCACCACGGAGGGGATGGTCCGTGTGATATATGTACGGATTCGAGATGCGGCGGAAACGGCGAGCGGGGATGGCGGGGAGCTGTTGGACGAGCTGGAGGAGTTGGAGATCGAGTAACGCGCGAGCCCCACCGGCTGGGATAGCGGTGGGGCTCTCAGTTTGCCACAGCACTACCACAACATCCTACACCCACCGGGGGTCGGTCCCCTCGCTGCAGTGTGTGTGCTCCTTTTTTTTTTCTTCCTACACTGAAGACGGACCGGGGGGGATAGACCGCCCCCCGGGGGGTAGATGGGGTGGTAGTGGTAGTGGGGCGAACTTGGTTGCCCCCACGCGTAATTGGAGCGACAATGGGGGATGCGCAACCATGCGCCCACGCACAGGAGAATAGAGATGGCGAGACGGAAACACATGCTGCACGTGAGGCAGCATCTGGAGCACTTGCAGCAAATGTGGACACAAGAGGAGCTTAACAGCGCAGGCTAGACGAGGCGGAGACCCGGAACCCTTTCTTTATGTGGAAGGGTTTCGGGGATCTGTTTCATGATAATCTGGATATTTCCAGTCTAAGTTAGCGGGAGAGTAGGATGTGGACCCAAGAGGAGCTTGATGAGGATGCAGCACAACAGGCCCTAGTGCAGGGGAGCGGGCGGGGAGCTGGGCTCGCCCTGCACAATATGTTGAGCAACAGGGCCCAGGACGAGAGGGACTACCTGCGCATGCGCCAGTGGCGAGAGGACCGCGCAATTCCCTTTAAACCAATGGATAGCGCCATGGCGGATCTGTTGCCCTGGTATGCAGGAGGAATGGGGGATGAGTAACAGGAGATATAGCGTGGAGCTTCGAGAGCACTACTACGCCCTGTGCGACGGACAGCCGCTGGTAGGGTTCGATACGCCAGAGGAAGCCCGGGATCCCACTCCCTGATGCCACTAGTGCAAACAGGGAAGGGAGAAGTGCACTTGCAAGATCCCAGATAACTTTTAGGAGAAGAGCATGAAACATACAGAGGAACTAGCCAGAAACTACCTCCAAGCCGCGCGGAACTACTGCAACGCAATGACAACGTGGAGAGGGCTCGGGCGGGTGAGGGAAGCGCAGGAGAGCAGGACTAATGCGCAGGAGTGCATCAGGCAGGCCCTGGAATGGTGGAGAAAGTGGTGAGACGGAGCTACGAGAGCAAGCTCACAGAGAACCAGGTGCGGTTCATCCGCACCCACCCCGAGATCCCTGCGGTGCAGCTGGCTAAGCTCTACGGAGTGGGAGCGGAAGCCATTCGTAGGGCGAGGCGGGGCGAAACCTGGGGACACGTCCTGGCGAATCTGGATGTGCCAGAGGCTCACAGCGCCCAGCCCCTCTCACCCGGCGAGCTGGAGAAGAGCCTTGAGAAGGTTGTGGGGGGGTTGGAGGAGCTAGAAGAAGATCCCATTACCAAGGAGATTCTGAAGAAGTATAGTGGAGACAGATGATAGGAGGGGCGAGGTTCTTTATTGCTCCCCCCACGCCGGTGCATTATAGTGCGAAGGATCGCCCCACGGGGCGACAACGGAAACCCCAGGGATGCCGAGAAGAACCTGGACACACTAAGGAGCAGAGAAATGGCACAAGCACAAGAAGGAAAGCCCGCCAAAGAAGTTCTGAGCGTCGTGATGACTGACGGGCGCACGGTGGAGTTTGCCGGGAAGCGCAAGCTCATCAAAACGGTGCTCACAGAAGAGCTGGGCGGGGTGCGGTTCGACTTCGTCAACGGCGAGACCAGAGACTACTGGGTTCCCCAGCACCACGCCAGCTACAGCGCCGGCCACGGCCTGGGCCAGAAGCTCGGCGATGACCTCGCAGGGGCGAAGGACGACAGCGGCCAGCCCATCGACGTGGACGACATGGTGCTGCGCACCGATACGCTCTACGAGAGGCTCAGTGCAGATGGCTCGGATTGGAACGTCGTGAGCGCAGGGGGCGGAGCATCCTCGTTGCTGATCAAAGCTCTGGTCGAGCTCAAGTCCAGCACCGTGGAGAAGGTGAAGGCCTATCTCCAAACGAAGAGCGATGAGGAGATCAAAGCGCTCAAGTTACTGCCCCCCGTGAAGAGCATCATCGCGCGGCTGCAGGATGAGCGCGATGCCAAGCGCGCGAAGAACGTCGATCTCGCGGGGCTCGAGGCGGAGCTCGCCCAGATCTAAAGACCCCAAGGCAGCACCTCCCTGCTTGGGGTCCTAGCGCCCACGCCAAGAGATTGGTGGTGGGCGCTAGTCTTTGTTGATGCCCGGGGATTAGGATGGGATAATTCCCGGGTGCGCGCAATCCCGCCCGCACACTACCCAGGAGGCTCCACAATGAAGAGCGCTCCGAATGCATTTGAAGGTCCCTTCATGTCGCAGTTCAACAACCAGCCCATCAACCCTGCGCAACCCCAGGGCGAGGGGAAGAGCGGAGAGACCCAGCTCTACTCCCTCACCACAGGCGGCGGGCTCTTCCTCTCGAAAGAGCAGGTCTAAGAGTAGCGCTGCTCCCCAAAGCCCTCTCGCTAGGGGGCTTCCCAGAGCATCGTTGCTCACCACCCAGGAGGACCTACAATGCCCCGCAGAGCCGAAGTTATCGACCTGGGCCACGCCATGGCCAGGGCCGAGCTTCCCCAGGAACTATTCTCCAGAGAGCTGGAGGAGAGCTTCCCCTTTCTCACCATCATGCAGCCGGCCCAGGAGGGAGTCCCTGCTCAGGCCATCGAAGTGTATGGGCTGGACAATTGCAGGAAGCTCATCTCCCTCTTGCTCAATGCCTGCGAGGAGCTAGAGGGCCGGTTGCCGCCAGGAGGCTCCAAGTGATCCCCAACAACGAGTTTGCAGATCTGGAAGAGCAGCTCACCCAGGCACTGCGCAGCAAGAAACCTCCCCCCAGCGCCCAGCGCCCTGGCAAACAGCCCAAGCTCCCCCCACAGTACCACAATCTCGAAACCTGGACACCCCGGCGCGTCGTGGCACTGATCCACCAGGGCGCACAGCAAACGCTCCTCGGGAATTTCAGGGAATACACCCACCCACAACTGCGAGGGGCGCGCCAATTGCGCCGGATCTCCGAGCCCACCCCCTGCGACACCATTGAGTTCGTCTCGGGCCAGTGGTGGCTCACGGGGCAACAGGAGCTCCTCTTGTCTGCCCCGCAGCGCTGGGTCGAGCAGCGCGAGATGTTGCTCGACATCACGCTGAAGGAGCTCGATCTCTACGCTCCCGGCGCGCTCTGCAAAGTGAGGCTCTATCTGGGAGCCTACGACCAAGTGGTGCTGGGAGAAGAAACGAGATTCATCTGCCCCTCTCGTCAGAGCTTCCTCTTCCTCCCCCAGGGCTTGGATGTGCTCCCAGCCATGGCTATGGAGAGCAAGGTGGCCCTGCGCGAGCAGCTCGACGCACAAGAACCCCCATTAGAGCCCCAAGATGAGCAAGAAGAAGGAGACTAGAGGATGGGCCGCGACACTCCTCCTGGCACTGATAGCCCTAGTCTCCCGGATCTTCCTCCCCCCAGGAACATAGGGTGGGAAGACCTCTTCGTGCCAGTGATACTATCGCTCGTAGTAGGGCTCTCTGTGATGTTCGTGGCCCGAAGCTACCACAAGGTCGAAGAGCCCCATCAGCTCAGGGATGAGAGATGCTGGTTCAAGCCTCAGGGCTGGATCTGTGTAAGCAAGAGCGGAGAGTACCTTTGCTACCGGACCAGAGATAGCTTTCGCTGTTTGCCGGAGGAGCGCACCTAACTCTCCAAGCCCCCTGGCTGCATTGCTAGGGGTCTTGGGGGGCGCTAGTGCCCAATAGGAGATAGACCTATGAGAGAGCTTAAAGAGCTAGAAGCCATGATAGACAAGCTCCACCAACAGGGAGTATTTGCCAAGGACTTCAAAAACCCAACCAACAGCGCGGCGGTGATTGCGGCAGAGCTCAACGTGCCGCAGGACTTGGCGCTCGCCGCCTTAGCCCTGCACGATTGGATCTTAGTGGGGCTGCTGGAGAGACCTACTCTCACGACCAGGATTGGTGACCACACCGCGGAGACCTTTATCCGAATCCTCCTGCAACAAACCGGAGTCTCCGAAGAACACTTCCTCCGCGTGGTGCAGATGGCAGGGGATATACATGGAAAGAGCCTTCAGGCCTATGCCAAGGCCGCGCAGGCTGTGAAGGGGGTACTGTGATGATTCCCTCTCCCCAACAGCAAGCCGTAATTGACTGGGCGCTCACAGGGAGGGGGAGCCTCAACCTCATCGCCCGAGCAGGATGTGGCAAAACCTCCACGCTCCTAATGGTCGTGGAGGCCCTTTGCGCCGAAGCTCGTAAACAGAGCTACCTCCCCAGGATCTTCCTCGGAGCCTACAACAAGGCTATTGCAGAGGAGATCAAAGCCAAGCTGGCGCAAAGGGGCCTCGCCATCGATGCGAGCACTATGCACAGCGCCGGGTTCGCTCTGTGGCGCAACCTAGCGCCCAAGGTCAAGGTAGATGATAAGAAAATGGACGCGATCCTCTACCAGATCTGCCAAGGCCGGGAGGAGCTCGAGGCGGTAACCCAGACCATCCGCCAGCTCGTCAGCTTGGCCAAACAAACAGGTATTGGCTTCCTCTACGAGATCGAGGATCAGGGCAAGTGGTTCGACCTCATCAATCACTTCGCCCTCGACGACATCCCGGATGATCTGGGCGCCGAGATCGTGGTGAAGGCCTCCATGCTTGCTCTGCGCAAGAGCATCCAGGGAGACACCACCACCATTGACTTCGACGACATGATCTACTCTCCCCTCTACCACAAGATTCCGTGCAAATATCCCTACGACTGGGTGCTACTGGATGAAGCCCAAGACACAAACGCCGCTCGCCGGGCGCTGGCTCTCCGGCTACTCAAACCGCAGGGTCGCCTTGTTGCAGTTGGAGATGATCGACAGGCAATCTACGGATTCACGGGCGCGGATGCTGACGCGATGGACAGAATTAAGCAAGAGCTGGGCTCGAGCGAGCTACCGCTCAACGTTACATACCGCTGTCCTAAACAGGTGGTTAAGGAAGCACAACGTTACGTCCCTGACATCCACGCCGATGAGAGTGCGCCGCAAGGCAGAGTAGAGAAGGCCACAAAGAACGAGGTAGGACGGTGGATCATACCCTTCCGCGAGACCGCCACAGACGCAGGGGATGAGCCCATTAGCTTCCTCCCCAGCGACGTGATCCTCTGCAGGCTCACCGCCCCCTTGATCAAGATGGCCTATGACTTCATCCGCAAGCAAGTACCTTGTAGGGTGGAGGGAAGGGATATTGGGAAGGGATTGCTCAAACTGTCTCAACAGTGGAAGGTCAGGGATCTCCAGGAGCTAGAGGAGAAGCTCGACCTCTATCTGGAGCGGGAGCGGGGAAAGTGGCTGGCGAGGGGGAGGGAAGAGAAGGCCCAGCAGGTTGAGGATAAGGTGCAGTCTCTCTTCGCCCTCATCGACATCTGCCATTCTAAGGGCCACCACCATCCCCGCGAACTAGGGGAGCTAATCGACCAGATGTTCGGCGATACGCGGCCTGGCGAGCGCCAGCAAATGCTCACTCTAAGCACCATCCACAAGTCCAAGGGGAGGGAGTGGCCCAGAGTGTTTATCCTCGGCGCCAACAAGTACATGCCCTCACCATACGCCAGGAAGGAGTGGCAATTGCTCCAAGAAAAGAACCTCTCCTACGTTGCTATCACAAGGGCGCAGCAGGAGCTAGTCTATCTGGAGGTTTAAAGTGCCGAAGGTACTGGCTTGGATTCCTGTAGGAATCTCTCTCGCAGATGCGGAGAAGCGCGTGATCTTGGCCACCTTAAAGAGGTTTAGTAATAACAAGGTCCAGACAGCCAAGGCTCTAGGGATTAGCGTGAAGACTCTCTACAACAAGCTCCACAGGTATGAGGAGAAGCTATGACCGTTGCTGAGATTAAGGAAATCGTCTGGACAGTCGCCGCTGCGATCACTGTGCTCTACATACTTTGGAGGTTGCTGTGACCGACGCACTGAAAGCGGCGCGGGAGGTGCTGGTGTGGCACGAAAACGGCCCGAGAACAGCGCAGCAGTTAAAGGAAGCCAAGCAGTCTGGAAAGCATGGACCTACCAAGGAGGAGCTAGCCTACGGACTCCGCACCGCCCTCGCCGAGGTCGAGCGGCTGACGGAGGACAACCAGAAGGACAAGATGAAGGCTCTGCTCTATCGCGCCTACAACTCGCCAGAGCCGCAGAATAGACAAGCGGCATTCAAAGACGCGCTGGCGCGGGCAGATTTAGCAGAGGCCGAGGTCCAGCGACTCACGACTAGACTCAAGGAGATGGAAGAGCACGAGCGCCACACACATGAGCAGCTAGGTGCGATCCTCGGAAGCGAACGCCGCCTGGAGCAATGCGCTCTGCGACTTACGGAGGCGCTGCGAGCGAAAGATGTGGAGATTGCTGAAGCGATCGCGCTGGTACTGTCGCACGAAGGCAGGATCGATCGGCTCACGGCTGAGCGGGAGCGGCTGCAGGGGCAGTATGACGAGTTGATCTTCGCCGTAGCGACCAAGTTTGAAGGCGAGACCAGACACCAGACGGCTCTGCGCTACATCCGGTCTGCTGAGATTAGCATTTGTGGTGAAGGACAAGAGAGTAGAGAGCCATGATCCCCGCGGACAGCCAATCCGCCCACGAGGCGGCGGTGCGACAGGAGTTTGAACGGTGGTGCCAGCAGAACTGCTCACCAGGCGCAGCATCTTCCGAGTGGTATTGGACGATCTGGAAAGCTGGATGTGCGTCTCGTGCCGCCAACCTCGCCGACGCGGCGCTGGTAGCAGAGCAGGCGCTGCGGGAACTAGCAGACCTAATGGAGGCTGTGCGGACAGGTGATTACGTTCCAGATGGCTTTACTACCCAACCAGCGCGGCTTGCCCTCCTCGCCATCGCCCAGGCACGAAAAGGAGAGTAAAATGAAGGTACAAGTCGCAACAAAGCCCACAAAACAGGAAAGCAACGAGCCCGAAGAGCACCTCCCACCACCAGTTCTCATAGAAGACTGGCTGATGATAAATGTGTGTGGCTGTGGTCGAGGCACCCCCCATCTCTTCGGCAACGTAGTGAACCATCCCACTTTAGGCAACTGCAGAGGCGTCCACACCACCAAGATCGTGTGGATGAACCAGCACATGGCTCAAACCCAGAACACCCTCTACCGCTTGGGATGGAAGCTCTAGGAGGTGAGATGAAGCATTGCAAAACCTGCCCCTGCGAAGTAGCAGAGCGAGCTGATGCTGTGATAAAGGAACTAGACCGGCGGGGTAGGGAGCTGGAGAAGGTCAAGCAGATGCGAGTTGTCCTGGGCTTAGAACCTATGGGTGATTGCTCTGATTGCCAGATGCGCCACATCCCCTGCGATATGGGGTGTGTTTGGTGAGATCTGCATTGTTGCCCGGGAATTAGCCCGGTATAATCCCCGTTAATATGCGACGCAAACTTGAAACCACCCGCCTCGAAATCTCCCTCCCGCTCCCCCTGCGCGCCCAGATGGACATGCGCCTGTTCTCGGAGCTGGAGGGCCGTGTACCCCACGGAGCCTATTCCAAGTTCATCGAGGGGCTCATCAGAGATCACTTTCGCAAGGAGCAAGAGTGTTCACCAGCGAACAGCTAGCAAAGATCGCCGTCTGGCGCGCCCGGAGCGACGAGGGCACCATTACCCTCGACGAACAGCGCGAGTTCATCATTATGCTCAGGGGCCAGCGCCGCGCAGCGATTACAGAAGGAAAGTCTGGGCGCTCTTCCCGCTCGGCACCCTCGGGCATATCGCGCAGCAAGAAGGCCCCTGTTAACACCGACGACCTGTTGAAAGAGCTGGAGGGGCTGTGATCCCCTTCCCGGAGGTCGTCGATAACTCTATGCTCGAAGCCGCGAAGGCCTGCGACCATAAGGTTTTCCTAGAGTATTTCCTCCACTGGAAGGGCCTCGGCACCAATCCCGACCTGCACGCAGGGAAGAGCTTCGCACAGGGCCTCGAAGCTGCGCGCCTCGCATTCTATGCCCAGGGCAAGACTCCCGAGGAGAGCGAAGCCATCGGTATGGGCGCCCTGATGCAGGCCTACGGCACCTACCAGTGCCCCCCAGAGAACCCCAAGAGCTTCGAGCGCATGTGCGGAGCTTTGGAGTACTATTTCGACGAGTTCCCCCTCACTAGCGATGCCTGCACCCCCATCGTTCTGGAGGCTAGTGGCAAGCGTGCAATCGAGTTCAACGCCATCGAGCCCCTTCCCATCGACCACCCCCAAACAGGCCACCCGCTGCTCTACAGCGTGCGCCTCGATATGCTCGCCAACTTCGCTGACGGGCTCTATGTGGAGGATGACAAAACCGCGAAGCAACTGGGGGAGAGCTGGGTCAAGAAGTGGGACCTGTCACCGCAGGTTAGCGGCTACATCTGGGCCGTTGACAAGGCCCTCGGCATTCGCCCCAAGGGCGCGCTGATCCGTGGGGTTAGCATTCTCAAGACCCAATACGGCAAGGCCCAAGCGATAACGTATCGCGCCCCCTGGCAGATCCAAGAATGGCTCGACACAACCTGTGAGCTCTTGGAAGAGATGATCTCCAAGTGGAAGAAGGGGAGGTGGCGGAAGGTCCTGGGCGATCCCTGTTCCAGCTACGGAGGGTGCCAGTTCCGCTCGATTTGCTTGAGCGAGAATCCCGAGCCCTGGCTCAACCAATACTTCGAGCGCCGCAAGTGGGACCCCGTGACGCGCACTGAGACCAAGCTCTAGTGGAAGTCCTCCAGCACATCCGCTACAAAGGCGCTGCTTTCCAGGTCTGGCGCCGGCATGCTTGGCCAGCAGAACCTAACGGTTGGCACCAAGCTCATTCTTATTGCTTGGTATGTCCAGGGTGCCTTCGCGTATGGGCTGAGGTTAGGCTGGACAGCGACCCTTGGTGCTACGCCGTTCCGGGCTTCTGCGAAGAATGTCAAAGCCCCCCAGAGACGCACTGGCTTTTAGGCGTCAAGGGAAGCATCCTTCTGGAAGAGGGCCTCGGCAACGTCGATCTACCCCTGCTAGATGCTTTGCCGGAGGAGCTCTTGCGGCGAGAGTTCCGTATCCACCTCCAGGCCCTAGAACATCTAAAGGAGCTTGTGCCCCAAGAGGAGACTGTTGGATGAAGTTCTACGCAACCTTTGGCTGGAATTCCATCCTTCGGGACAACTACGTGGAGGTGCCAACAACGACAGACGAACCAGAAGACGCCAGGATGAAGATGATGGAGGTCTATGGCCAGAACTGGGCCTTCATCTACGACGAGCAGGACAAGCCAACATGTATCGATGCTTACTTTCTCAAAGAAGTGCCCTTCGGCACACCCAACGCAAGGAGACCCTAGAATGCCCGACTATTCAAAGATAGAAGAAGCCCGCGACAATCTCGTGAAGCTGCTGAACGAAGAAGGCTTCGAAGACGCCGCCCAGGTGGTACAGGTCGTTGTCGATGACGCTCTCGACAGCGGGGAGTAACCCTTTGCTCTCTCCAATCCGCGCTCCGAAGGTGCTCTTGATGGGTGCCGGAGGCTCAGGCAAAACCTACAGCCTTCGCACCCTCGTAGCTGCTGGGATCACACCATTCATCGTCGCGCTTGACGACCAGGGGATGGAGAGCATCTCTGACCTCAAGTGCCCCTCCCTTCACTGGTGCGCTATCGGCCACGGGGGGAGGGGCTGGGCAGACCTCATCAGCGAGGCCAAGCGGTTGTCCTCCCTCCAATTCGACGGCATCGCAAAGGCCACTGATACCCAGAAGTACAAACAACAGCGCTGGATCAGGGTACTGGAGGCTTACAGCAACTTCAAGTGCGACCGCTGCGCGAAGAGCTTCGGCCCCATCGACAACTGGCCCACCAGCCGAGCCATCGTCACGGATCACTTCACGGAGCTCTGCCAAGCTTCCAAGGAGTGGGCAGTTGGAGAGAAGCTCGTGCTGCACGAAGGCGAGTGGCAAGTAGCGCAAAACAACGTAGAGAACCTCGTGCGTAACTTGTACGAAGTCCCGCGTTGTTGGAGCATCGTCCTGGCGCACATCGATCGGGAGACCGATCTGATCCAGGGCGGGACCAAGATCATGGTTCATGCTCTGGGGCGCAAGCTGGCCCCGAAGATGAACCCCCTGTTCAGCGACGTGGTGCTTGCTGTGCGCCAGGGGAAGGATTTTTATTGGGACTGCGCCGCTGCCGAGACCGACCTCAAAACCCGCAACCTTCCCATCGAATCCAAGCTCCGTCCCGACTTCGCCCAGATCGTGGCGAAATGGAAGGAGCGCGGAGGTATCATTGAACCCTTAACAGAAGGAGAAACCAAGTGAGCGTATTCGACCCCAAAGCCTTCCTCGCCGCAACCTACACCGAAGGTATCGACACCCGCCGCGCGCTGCATGCTCCTGGCGAATTCACAGGCCACATCGGTGCGGAGGAGCGCGACCTCCAGATCCGCGAGGTCACCACCAAGGACGGCAAGCGCACTGTGTGGGATATCAACCTCTACGCAGACGACCAAGACCGAGCGCGGGACCCCAACTTCCCCGAGGAGCAAGCCCGGGCGCGGGTGTCCCTGTGGCTTGATCTCAAGCCGGATGGTTCTAGCCTCGACATGTCGCCTGGCAAGAACCGCGACCTGGGCAACCTGCTCACCGCCCTTGGCTTCCAGACCAAAGACGGCAAGAGCATCAAGCCCTGGTCCCCAGGGATGTTCAGGGGCATGCGCCTGCGCTACACCGTCGTGCACAAAGCCGGTACGCGCGAGGGCGAAATCTTCGACAATGTCGATAAGATCGCGGCGGTCTAGCCTTCTCCTTCCAGCACCCTCCAGGGCTTTGGCTGCTGCTAGAGCTCTGGAGGGCTTTTTGAGGCCCAAGCAAATGTCATTCAACGAAGATATTGCAAGACAAAAGCCTTCGGCAGGAAGCCATATCGACACAGGAAGAGACATCGGTACAACGGCCAAGCATTCCATTGCAGTCTCCTTTGACAGGCTAGATGCCGCTATACAGACCGTAGAAGCCAGTGCTGGTGCTCTAGTTGCAGCGCTGTCGCCTGTATTAGCAGAAGCCAACCCAAAAACAGAAGATAGCACGAAACGCCCCTTGGCTCCATGTGCTCTCGCAGAAGTCCTCCTCAAAAGTGTGGATCGTCTGGAGAAGCTTGCCAGGTTCCTGCAAGACACTAGCTCGCGCCTGGAGCTCTAAGTGCTCACAATACAAGCCTCCAGAATCATCATCGAAGAGCGCCGGTTCCGAAAGGACTTCCCTCCCGCCAAGCTAGCAGCTCTAGCAACTAGCATCTCCTACCACGGACTGTGGCATCCCATTCACGTTAAGGAGCTAACAGATGAAGAGCTCCGCGAGAGGAACCTCCCAGTCGATATTACCAAACCTACGTTCCTTCTTGTCCACGGAGAACGCCGCCTGCGCGCGATTAGAGATTATCTGTGGCCCACGGGGGGAACACTGCGCTTCTCCACTCAAGTGTTTGAGGAGGGCACAGTGCCAGCGACCCTCACCGACACCACAGACCCCCTCAAGCTCGAAGAAGCTGAGTTCGCCGAAAACGAAGATCGCGAGCCCTTCACCTGGCAAGAGCGCAGCGACGCCACCGCTCGGCTTAATTTTCTGCGCGCCAAGCAAGCGGCAGCTACTGGCTCTCCTCAGCCCACTGTTGCAGACATTGCTCTTGAAACCAAGGGGCGTAGTGATGGCGACTTCCACGAGACTACGCGAAGAGAGATCCTCGTGGCGCCACATCTACAAGATCCTGAGATTGGCGGAGCCAAGTCGCTCGACGAAGCCTGGAAAGCGCTCAAGCGTCGCGAACAGGCGGAGAAGGATAAGGCGCTGGCTGAGAGAGTAGGCAAAACCTTCACCCACGAGATGCACTCGGTGGTGCAAGCTGATTGCGTGGAGTGGATGAAGAACCAGAACCCCCAGCAATTCGACGTGATCTGCACCGATCCTCCTTACGGGATCAATGCTCAGGACTTCGGGGATGCGGGGGGGAGGTTGCTGGACAAGCACGCCTACGATGATTCCCCAGAGATGTGGCTCGCCCTGATGCGAGACTGTGCCTACCTCTGGTACTTGATCGCCAAGCCTCAGGCCCATCTCTACGTTTGCTGCGACGTGGATAGGTTCTACACACTGAAGGTGCTGCTGGGTGACAATGATTGGAAGGTCCACAGAACCCCGCTCATCAACTACAAGGTTGATGGGAATCGCGTCCCCTGGCCTTCCCACGGGCCCCAGCGTAAGTGGGAGATGGTGCTCTTTGCCATTAAAGGCGATCGCCCGGTGAATGGCATCTTCCCCGACGTGTTCCTCACCAAGGGTGACGACAACCTCGGCCATGGGGCGCAGAAGCCCGTTGCGCTGTTCCACGATCTGCTCAAGCGCTCTGTGCATCCTGGCGACAGCGTGCTCGACCCCTTTGCCGGCACCGGCGCTATCCTCCCCGCCGCCCATGTACTGAAGTGCCGTGCCACCCTGATCGAGCGGGAGCCTCAATACTATGGCATCGCTCTGGGGCGACTCAAACAACTAGGAGCCCAAGAATGATCGCAAACTTCGAAACCCTGCAACAGCTAGAAACGCTCAGTGCTGCTTGCCACGAGATGAGTGTGGAGCGTGGCTTCTGGGACGGCGAGCGGGCCATCGTCGATGACCACCCTTCAATGCTCCTAGCCCTTAAAGCCAAGCGCATTGCCCTCATCCACAGTGAGCTGTCTGAGTGCCTCGAAGCCATCCGCATGCCTAAGATGGACGAGCACTGCCCAGAATTCACCGGGGAGGAGATCGAGCTGGCCGACGCTGTGATCCGCATAATGGACTATGCAGGAGGTTATGGACTGCGCCTCGCCCAAGCCATCATCGCCAAATACACCTACAACCACTCTAGGCCCTACAAACATGGAAAAGCTTTCTAGCCCTACGCAGCCAGAAGAGTGCTGCGGCAATTGCCGCTACCACCAAGCTAGCGACGTTAACCCCTCGAACCTCCAGCGCGACCACATCTGCGTGCGCTGGCCCCCCTACGGCCAGCTCTTGCCCGGCGCGAAGGGACCCACCCCTGTATCCTATTGGCCCCCTGTGATGATCTCGCAGTGGTGTGGAGAGTGGCGCATAGCAGTGGAGCTTGTGCAATGAGCTTTCTCTACCTCTGCTCTCCCTACTCCCACCCCTCCCCCGAGGTCCGCGCACGGCGCTACAGGATGGCTGTGCGGGCCACAGCGCGCCTTATGCTTGAAGGCTATTGCATCTTCTCCCCCATCGCGCACAGCCACGAAATATCCACAGAGCTCATGCTAACCCACGGGAAGGGCCCTGAGACCTTTGGCCATGACTATTGGCTCAGGTTCGACACCGCAATGATAGCCGCAAGCGCCGGGCTCTACGTGCTTACTGCCCCAGGATGGATGGAATCGCGCGGAGTGCAGTTCGAGATCGAGCTTGCCGACAGGATGAAGCTCTCCAGCGTCTATGCCCCTCCTACCGAAGGGGAGTGGGAGGGCTATCCTTGAGCGCCCTCCCTGGCTACGGCCCCATCCCCTCCAAGATCATGCTCGTAGGGGAGGCTTGGGGAAAGAACGAGCAAGAGGAGTTCTACAAAACGGGGATCTCTAAGCCCTTCGTAGGGGCGAGCGGCCAAGAGCTCGACAGGATGCTCCTAGAGGCTGGGCTCTCCCGCTCCCAGTGCTACACCACCAACCTGATCAACGACCGCCCCCCAAATAACCAGATGGAGCTCTGGATTCCACAGAAGCAAAAGGAAATCACGCCAGCCCACAGCATCTCTCTGCGCGACAAGAAGGTCACTCCGAACATCGTCGAAGGCTACCAGTCGCTGATGTTCGAGATCGACAACGTGAAGCCCAATGTTATTGTGGCCCTCGGACAGTATGCGATGTGGGCCCTCACAGGAATCTGGGGCATCCAGAAGTGGCGAGGGAGTGAGCTCCGCGTTGAGCGCCCTTCTCGCGAGCTCCAGCCCGTAGTAGTCCCTACCCACCACCCTGCGCGCGTATTGCGCGAGTGGTCTCTCCGCGCCGAGCTGGTGCAAGACCTGCGCCGAGCCACAAAGTTCCTCTCTACCCGCGAGATCGCCAAGCCAGGTTGGAGCTTCACTCTCCGCCCTTCCTTCTTCACCGCCACCACCATCCTGCTCCAGCTCCTCGATCTTGTAGAAGCCGGAGATCTGTGGCTAGAGGTTGACCTGGAGACACGAAGGGGGCACATCGCTTGTTGCGGCTTGTCGTGGTCGCGTGTGGAGGCCCTCTCTATCCCATTTATGTGCGTGGAGCGCGCGGATGGCTACTGGAACGAAGAGGAAGAAGCTCAGATCATCCGCTTGTTGTATCGCCTCCTCACCCACAAGAACATTCGGGTGCGCTGGCAAAACGGCCTGTACGACGCCCAGTACATCTACCGCCACTGGCACTTCATCCCTCGCCACGCCCAGGACACGATGATCTCGCAGCACATTCTGTTTCCGGGGCTCCGAAAGGCTCTCGATTACCAAGCCTCCTTCTACAACGAATCCTATCGCTACTGGAAAGACGATGGGAAAGAATGGGACAAGTCTATGGGCGAGGATCAACTGTGGAGCTACAACTGTGAAGACTGTGTACGAACCCGTGAGTGTGGTGAGGTCGAGAACGCTATCGTTTGCTCTATGGAGCTTAGCGAACAGCACAGCTTTCATCAGCGGCTCTTTAACCCTGTCCTCAAGGCCGTCAACAGAGGCGTTCGTGTCGACGATGCCGCTAAGAGGAGGTTGGACGAAGAGCTATCTCTTGAAATTTCTCGGCGTGAGGATTTCTTTAAGCAACTATTGGGACATGAGCTTGACCCACAGTCCCCCAAGCAAATGATGGCGCTTTTCTATGATGATCTCCAAATGCGCCCCATCCACCGGAGACGGGCGGGGGGAGTCTATACGCCCTCGATGGATGATGAAGCCATAGAGGAGCTCAAGCAGCGCGAGCCCATCCTGCGCCCCCTGTTCCGCGCCATCCAGGAGCACCGCTCTCTCAACGTGTTCCGCTCAACGTTTGTGCGCGCAGCCATCGACTTCGACGGGCGGCTGCGCTGTGACTTCAAGATCTGCGGCACGGAGACCTATCGCTTCTCCTCTACCAAGAACGTGTTTGGTAGTGGCAACAACATGCAGAACATTCCTAAGGGCGGAGATGACCAGATCGAAGGCTCCGACCTAAAGCTCCCCAACGTCCGCAAACTCTACGTCCCCGACGAAGGGATGGAGTGCTTCGACACTGATCTCTCCAAGGCCGACCTGCGCATCGTGGTGTGGGAGGCAGACGAAGGGGAGATGAAGGCCATGTTAGCTGAGGGCCGCGATCCCTACATCGAGACCGCGCGTGAATACTACAGAGACCCTACCATTAGCAAGTACAACGCCGACGGAAGCGAGAATATCAAGTACGATCGCTTTAAACGCTTCTCTCACGGGTCTCACTATCTTGGGACACCACAAGGTCTCTCCAAACGGATCGGCCTGCTTGTGCATGAAGTGGAGAGAGCGCAGAAGTGGTACTTCGGTAAGTATCCCAAGATAAAGGCCTGGCAAGATAAGGTCATGTGGCAGGTGCGGCAAGAGCACCAAGTATCAAATATCTGGGGCTACCGCCGCCACTACTTCGACCGCGTCGATGATAGCCTCTTCCGCCAAGCCATCGCCTGGATCCCCCAATCCACAATCGCAATCTTGATTGACAAGATATGGATGAACCTCTATGATACCGCACCTATGGTCGAGGTCCTACTCCAGGTCCATGACTCCCTTTTCGGCCAGTACCCTGTGGATCTTCGTGATAAGTGTGTGGCTGATATACGCCGCTGCAGCGCTGTGCCTCTACCTTATCCCGATCCTCTTACGATCCCCGTGGGCGTGAAGACTAGCCTTGTGAGCTGGGGAGATTGCAAATAACCCCCTATGTTCCAGAAGTAGAAGACCCCTACGGCCATTCCAGCGCTCTAGGCTCTCTCGCTCCCTCTCCTCACCGCACCATGCACGGGAACACCAGGTGCCAAACAGAAACTTCCCAGATTGGCTCCAAGCCTACGTCGACTATGCCTCTTTCACCGAAGCCCCACGAAGAATGCATTTCTGGAGTGGTGTTAGTGCCGTCGCCGGGGCCCTCCGGCGCCGTGTTTGGATCGATCAGTTCTACTTCCAGTGGATTCCCAATTTCTATATCATACTGGTGGCCCCACCCGGGATTGTCGCTAAGTCCACCACGGCCGACGTTGCCCACGATATACTTCGAGATGTTCCTGGAATCACCTTCGGGCCTAACATCGTCACCTGGCAGGCCATCCCGCCCGCCTTCCTTGCTGCTGCGGAGCAGTTCCAATACCAAGGATCTTTCCTACCCCAGAGTCCTATCACCTGCACTGCATCTGAACTGGGTAACCTTCTTGACCCGAAAGATCGAAACCTTGTCGATCTCCTCGTTACTCTTTGGGATAACCGCAAGGGACTCGATAAGGCCACAAAGCTCTCCGGGTGCGAAAATGTCGTTAACCCCTGGATTAACCTCGAAGGATGCACCACTCCACGGTGGCTTCGCGAGAACGTCCCACCTGGTGTCGTTGGAGGGGGACTCACCTCTCGGATGATCTTCGTCTACGCCAACAAGAAAGCCAGACTTGTATCCCTCCCCGCCGATGAGATTCCCAGAGATCAGAAGGAAACGCGCGCGAAGCTCACCGAAGATCTTATCCAAATCTCCGAGCTTGTGGGAGAGTATGAGATCGTTCCAAGCGCTAAAGGGTGGATCAAGAAGTGGTACGAGAAGCTCTGGTCAGGCTACGACCAAGACGAAGAGGAAGTCTACGGAAACTACATAGCGCGCAAGCAGACCCACATGATGAAGCTCTCTATGGTGATTAGCGCTGCGACGCGCGGGGACTATGAGGTGAGGGTGGAGGATCTGGAGCTGAGCAACATCATGCTCCAAGACACCGAGCGGGACATGCCCGAGCTATTCTCCTGGCTGGGCCAGAGCGATGCGAGCCTGGCTGCTCAGCGCCTTATACAGATGGTAAAGCGCAAGGGGATTATTAGCTACGAGAATGCCTACCGCTTCGTCCACGGGTACTTCCCCGACCTGCGAGACTTTGAGGGCGTGCTCCAAGGCGCGATCAGGTCGGGGTACTTCAAGCTATTGAACAAGGGAGGGGAGTTCTATCTGGCAACGCCCGAGGCATTCCCGGGGATTAGCCCGGCCGAATCCCCGGCTAGTCCAAACAATCCTTCACCACCGGCGCCGACTCCCCCGGACACCTCAGCCCACACCACACCGGAGGATCTTGGGGGATCGTAGGATCATCCCGCCGCAGGATAGAGTGCTGCACCGCAAGCGTAGTGTTGATGTCCGCGCGGATCAGCTCCCTCTCCCCTTGTGTGAACCTCTTACAACCCTGAATGGCGAGCTTCGTCGCTTCTTTGTTGAAGTTCCCTGGTATTGCGCTGCACCCCATCAGCGCACCTGCAACGACACTCACCAAAGTGAAGCTCCATAAACTCTTTAGCATCCACGACTCCTTTCAAAGAAAATGCCCAGGCACTCAGCACAACACTCCACAACACAACAGCAACAAAGAGCCTCGATTTCATCTCAGCACCTTTCTCTCCAAGAAATTCCACAGGCGCATAGCCACGGCACTGGCGCAAACGACCATAGCTGTTATAACCCCGCCCAGCGCAGCTGCAACCGTCTCTGGCATCCGAATGTTGTAGAACTCTCCCAAGCCCCATGCAATAATCACAGCGGTTGGAGTGCCGATCCCAAACCCAGCTACGATGCGCTCTGTCTGTTGCCCCCTTCTCCTCTCCACGCGCTCCATTATTTCAAGGCCTCCGTGAGGATCTTCTCAATTCTAGCAGCTTCGGCCTCCTCGGCGAAGGGCGCCCGCACAGCGATTAGATGCTCTCGCAAGATCTCCAGAAGCTCTTTGTAGGTGAACTTGGTGTCTCCAATCCCCGCAACCTGTCCCGCCACATCCCGCCCGTTGATAGTGAGGACCTTAGCGATCAGGTCACTAAAGGCTTCCCTCACAATCTTCTCGTCCTTCACCCGTCCCTTCTCAGCGACGAGCTTCAGCAAATCCAGAATAGCCACAAGGGTTCCTTAGAGCTTGATAAAGGGCGCGAGGACTATATAGGGCTGGAGGTTGTTCATATCGCCGCTGCCGCCGGTGCTGCTCGTGGCTGGGGCACCCGCATCAGGAGTACGGGCCGCCGTGCCGCCTTCGTTGTTAAAGGCCCCTGTAGTGCCCGCATTGTGCGTGTGGGCGGGCACCTCTCCGATGACCTGCGTGTGCCTCTCCTCCCCTCCCTTCTGCGCCAGGGTGCGCTCTGTAAGGGTGTGGGTGAGAGTGAAGGTTCCACTCCCAGCATTCGTTATGTTGATAGCTGTCCCCGCCACAGCATTGGCACGAGAAGAGGCTAGCTTGATAACCGTAGAGCTAATCCTTATCGCAAAGACCGTATCGCCATCATCGAGCTGGTTCACAGCGCTCGTGGTTGGAGGCGTCCCCGTGACGTTCCACAGGAACTCCATCCCGGTTTGGAACTTATCTGCGTTGCTCGCAACAGTGATCTCATCATTGGTGTTAACAGCCGCGTCTGTGATGATCTCCACCACAGAGCCTGTCCCCACACCGAGTGTTGCGCGTCCTTGCAGATCCGGAACATTAAACGTCGTTGAGCCATCTCCCGAGCCGTAGGGGTAGCTTGCGGCACTGTAAAGCGCATTGAGCCCGCCGTAGGTCGTCCTGCTAATCGCACTCCCATCCGCAGCCACATATCCCTGGGGCGTGGTGCTGGTGCTCCGCCAGATGATCTGCCCGACGTACTCTCCAGGCCTCTCCAACAACACCCACGCCCCAGCACCAACCTTAATAACCTGCACCTCGCAGAACGCGGGGAGGACAAAGGGAGCGTTGAGGCTGTCTATAGTTTCACTTCCATCCGGAACGAGGGTAACGGAGGCTGTGGTGAGGCTCTTGAGCCTCAGTGGGATGCCTAGAGGAGCATCGGCGGCAGCGGGGAGCTGAATCTCCGAAGCTGCTGTGATCGTGTAGGTCCGGCCAAAGGAGATCTCACTAAGAGTGATATTGGTGGAGATAGTCCCTACGCGGTAGCTGTCAATGGGGTCCCAGGGAGATGCTTGAAAGGCATCCCCATCATAGACGAACTGATACCAGTGCCCCGAGCGGATCTCTCCAGCCTCCAGCTCTTGGCCATCAATCTGCACGGGCTTGGGCGCCAGCCCACTCACAGCCAGGGTTACGTGTCCGGTGTTCTCGGAGTTGATAAAAGCCGTGTATTGAAGCCCGGCTACGTAGGCCACAAGAGGGATGATTGGAGTAAGGGTAAGCGCATTCGCTGACCCCCCCGCAACCAGCGCCCGGCCGATCTCCTGGTCGGCTAGCTGGCCCAGGGAGGCATACTCATTCCTCTGCGTCCCATCATCGATGTTCAGGTGCTTGAACCCCCCCATCGGCTGATCCGCTGTAGCGATGGTCTGGCCGTCCTTGGTAAGGGCATTGGTTAGCCCTGCAGCTATATCCAGCACCACATTGTTGTACTTGGTGCTGGAGATAACCGTTGCGGGAACCGCCGGGAAGTCTGTTCCGGGAGGGGCAAAAACGCCAGAGCCATTATAAGGCACTTTAAGCTCCTATTGCTGTGACATGAACGCCCGGAGGCGTTCCTTTAGCCTGAGAGGATCGCCCAGGAAGTGGTTGGCTGCGGTGGCGCTGATCACGGAACCGATAGCGCTCTTTAGTGGATGGTTGCCCACGGCCTGAGCGCCCTGGCGACCTAGGAGAGCAGCCGCTACGGCTGCCTGTTTACCCGTGTCTACCGCCTCACTCACACCCTTAGCCAGGGGAGGGATATAGGCAGGTATAGAGCCCACATGCCGGATCTCTCCAATGGGAGGGGCCGTAGAGGGCGCCAACGCCGCCAGGCTCCTCGCCCCCTTCCCCTTTGCCAGCGCCATCCCGCTCCCCCACCGCATAGCCTCCACCGGGCGGTTGAAGCTAGCTGCTATAGGGCCAATGGCGTTAAGAATGTTCCTCCAATCCGCCGGCCCGCCCTGGTTCATCTTCGCCCACAGATCCGCCAGCTGGCTGGGAACATTCCCGGGAGTGATCTCATTCGCCGCAGCTCGCTTCCTCTCGTGCTCAGCGATCTCCTCGGGTGTAGATGGAGAAGGCACTGGGGAGAGGTTCTCGAAGCCTAGTCCAGCTTGCTCCCCTTTGCGCTGTTGGCTAGCGGGGAGTGTGTGCCGCTCCCCTTCCGCACTCACCATATCCACCGCGTCTACCAGCCCATCTCTCTTAGCTTCCTCAACCATCTCCAGAGGAATCTCGAACCGCGCCTTTGTCTCAGGATCCACCATCACACGCATGGAAGCCTCCTACTTTGAGCGATACTTGTCGTACTTCTTGAGCCGGTCACTAGCAGCCCCCGGCGGTGCGTTCTTCCATTCCTTTACAGCATCCTCTCGCCTGTAGGCTGGCGGCTCCTCGATCTCCCAAGTACTCGTCCGCACATCAGGATAATCTTTCTTATACCTCTCCAGGAGCTTCTTGTGCTGCCCAATCCGCCACCTCCCAACCTTATCCAGCGCCACCGCCCTGGCGCGCAGCTCTGTCGCTGTCATGCCAAAGTCCCCTACAGAGGCCTTTTGAATCAGTGCTCGCTCTGCCTCTGTGATCTGGCCCTGCTTCTCCATCTGGAAGGCATTGTCAAGGTTGCTTTGAGCGAGGCTCTGGATGAGCTGTTGGGTGTTCGCGAGGCGCTCTTGCTCGTCTTTTCCTGTGGCGCCCAGGGTATCTGCTATGCGGTTCCAGATCAACCTAGGCGTAGCCGCGAAGCCTGTGATAGTGTTTCCGGTGTCGAGAGCTGTTAGCACTCGGGAGGCCGTTGCCACGGCCCGCACAGCATTGTTGGAGGCCCGAGCACTGTCGCTAACCGCCTCTGTCTGAACATCGCCGGCTTTCTTTGCTGCTGCAGTCTCCTGCTTTTGGTCTACGTTAGTAGTCTGTGAGACTCGAGGAGCTTTGACAATAACATCCAGCTCTCCTGTGCGCATGTTCCGCTGTGCGCTATGTTCTCTCCCCGTGTCATCAAGTACCTTGTAGATCTTGGTAGAGCCATCAGGGTTGCGCTCAAACACATCCCTTGTGTCGACAACGGGCTTGGCATCGGGCTTCGCAAGATCTCCCTTCTTCCACACCACGCCGCCAGAGGAGATGTATTGCTCTGAAGGCTCCAAGAAGAGCCCCGCCGCCGTCTCCGGGTCCATTCCCTTCCTCACCGCCTGGGCGACCTCGAGCTTGCTCTGGGAGGTGAAGGCTCCCTCAGGAAGAGAGAGA